CGCCTTTTAATGCGCTTGTGGCTTGCGTTGCATTTACAGTAAGTTTTACATTAGCCTGTGCCACAAATAAAAAAAGACTTTCTTATATCTTACCTTCTATTTGCTTTTTGACGATTAGATTCTCTTTTTTCGTTTTCATATTTAACTTCATAGTATGCAGCCCAATATATAAGCTCTTCTTCTGATAAAGAAGTTCTTAGTTCATATAATGTTTTACTGAGTTCTGTTGCGAGGAAAAACTCGAAGTTTAGCCAGTTATCCCCTCTTATTCTTTTTTTGCTGTATCTAAATCAAGTTTTATATCATGTAAAAATAATTCAATTTCATTTAAAACTTTTTCAGGTAATTCTCTTTGTAGGTTTGGCGCGTCTGCCATGCTGAAAGCCTTTGTACCATCTTCTAGTTCTGCCATTTGACAAAGTAATTGTGTTGATACTGTTAAGGCTTCGTCTGTGCCTGCAAGCTCCTGTGCGCGTTTTCTATCATGTCTAGTTAAAGGTGGAAAATATAAATCAACTATTTTTTCTCCTTTATTATTTTTAAATTCGTATTTTCTTCTAGTCGTCATTTCCTCCTTAAATGTTTCTGTAAGGAGATCAATTGTTCTTTTTGTTGCCATTTGGTTTTATTAGTTGACTAATAAATACAATGTATCAGATAGCGCTTGTGATGGCACCACTTGTAATGAAGCTTATATTAACAATTTCTAATTCACCTAAAGTTGCCCCATATTCTGCACCTGTAATAATTCCTGAAAAACTAATTTTCTTTGCACTTGTGCCACCATCAGGAAATAATTCAAACAGAGCGTCAGCCGCATCACCTGTTGTTAAAACATCATCAATAAAGGCTTGATAATCTGAGTTACCAGAAGGATCATATATAAGTTCTGCGGAACCTTCACCAGAAATCAAACCACCTACAAAAGTTTTTGATGTGTCATTCTGAACTGTTGTTTCCATTGTGTCTTTCGTAATAGATAAAGACCAAGATCTAGTTCCCGCAATGTCGGCTTCTGTTCCCGCCGCATTGTGAAACATAACTTTTCCTACATCACCTTTAACAGCAGCCATAACAACAAAAAGAAATATTTATAAATATATTAACTCTTTTCAGCTTTTTTTACATCTTTTTTTGTTTTTTGTTGACTCTCATAATATTTACGACATTCAGGATCCCAATAATTTGCTTCCCTTCTACCTTTTACAGCTTCGATTGCGTCAAGCATTTCTTCTGTAATTTCAAGTTTTGCCATGATTTAAAGTTCCTCGAATATTTCAAAGGTCATTCTTAATTGTGTTTGAAATTGACCTTCTGGGCTAGATGTTACCACTTCCGGCCCAATCGGTGAATCAAAAATAACATTTGAAACTGTAATCCTATTATATAAGTCTCTTAATCTTTTACCAATTGTGTAATTATCACCTGAACCGATTCCCTGCGGTGTGAAAATATTCATTACAACAATCCCGACAAGACTATTAGTTCCGCTTGCATCACCATGAGTTAAATATGACCCCGCCCCGAAGCTTGTAAGGCATTGAACAAAAGATGTAACTGTATTGCTATCAAACGACATATTATGAAAAACAACAGGGATTGCGGGGCTACTAGCTAGCTCTGTTGCAATTCTGGCTTCAATAGTTGCTCTAACTGTATTTAAATCTAATGCGGCCATTATTTACCCCTGATTTGTTTGTAAAGATCTTGAACTTCGCCTTGAACTTCTCTTGCAAGTAAATCAAGATGTTTTGCTTTTAATCCTTGATTGCTCCTATATGTTTGACCCCAAGAAGGCGGTAAACTTGTTCCCATCATGACGGGTTCAGCATAGGGAACATTATTATGAATATGATATTTATTTTTAAATTTTTCTTTTCCTAATTGATAATTAATTGTTTTGGCTTTTTTAACAACAGTGCCAAGTCCTTTTGATCCATAATCGCCCTCTGCGGCGGGTGCGCCATTCTCTGCATTTTCTCCTATCTGCCAAGAAACCGCAAGCCTTCCTGTGTCTACTGGCGACCCCTCTTTGACTATTCGATCAGCAGTTAAAACAACAGCAGACAATAAAGTGTTTATTTGTTCTTCTGAATAATCGCCAATTTGATCTAATCGAATTTGTCTCATGTTCTTAAATAACAAACAAAAGTTAATTTATCATTTGCAAGTTGATTTGTTTCTATTCTAATAATTGAATAAGTAACAGAACCAACTATAATTTTGTCTTTGGTTGTAGGAGTAGAAGAAAGACTTGCTGCGGCAATTTGAATTTTTTTGTCTGTTGCTTCAATTAATTCGTTTACTTCTCTTAAATTTATATCTTCCAAAACACCCTTTATTGATGTATCTGTGTTTGTCTCTGCAATGACCCCTGTAGTCGTGTTGTACGACCCTGCTGAAACAGATCTAAAGGTTATATCAGCCGCAAGCTTTTTATTTGTTAAAACTTTTTTAAGTGCAGAAGATATTCCCATCAGACTTTATAAGCAATGCAAGCACCACTTGTCAAAGTAATACTTGTGAATAATCCAAAAATTGTTTGACCCGCTTTAAAGGTTTCGCCGTCAATACTATTTCCTGTGTAATTATGTGAAGCGGTATTAACTTCTGTATCTTCCTTGAAAAAAATACTTTTAAATCTGCCTGTGTGTGCGGCTGTGTCTGTGATTAGTTCACCGCCTAGTGCATAATCTGGGTCTGCGTTGTACATAATTAACTCCTTTTGATGGAAACATTGCCCGGCCCACTGATTCGCAAGCCTGTGAAATAGCGTTCAAATAATGGCGGAACGCGATCAGCGCCAGTTGATCCGAAAAAGTTTGGCGTTACATTTACAGATCCAACTTGAACATTAGAAAAATCTTCAAGACCACTTAAACCTAATCCATCCCGATTATTATTCAAGTAAACAGCCAATATTGCTTGCGCTCTTTTAACCTGATCTGGAATTTCTGTATCTGTAAAATAATCTGTTGAAATGCGAAAAGGAAAACCAACTGCGTAAGTATTTACATAAGTATCAGGTTTCCTGACTCCTGTTCGCGGCCATTGTAAAGCCTGTGTATCTGTTGCCCTTGCTCCAAGAAATCTTTCGCGATCTATACGAACTGTAGCTGTGTATAAGGCGCGGTTTTTATTATCTGTTGTCGAACCATCCCAAGCCGCAACATCATCATCAAGAACTAACCCTTCAATTATTGCGTTAGCGTCATCGAGAGTTAAATAACTATTTGCGGTTGCGCTGCCTGCTGTTGCGACTATTGTTATCGCCATTTTCGACCTTAGTTTTAGATTTACGTTTTTTTGTTTTAGTAGGAATAGAAGCCGCCTTTTCAACGGCTTCTTTTTCCCTTATTCGCTTAAAAGCAAATAAACCCATTTATCCCTTAATAATTGCATATTTAAGAACAATGGCTTCACTTAATGAACCGCCAGAAACGTTAGTAACTGTGATTGCAAAAGAACCCGCTGCAACTGTATTCGCTTGCGCTAAATAAGAGCCTGCTGTTCCTCCGCTTTGGTGATTAACAATAATACTGTCATTTGCTGTACAAGTTGAGTTTGTAACAGCAAAAGAAACTTCAGCCGCAGCCGCAAGAGCCGCGTCATTCATTGTTATAAGACCTGAAGGCTTATTAAGGGTAACTCCTGTACCTTTGTTTGTTGCCTGTGTTACTGAACCTGTGTCATCGTCAGAATAACCAAGTGCAGAACCCGCAACCGCTTCAAATTGTGATGGCATGATAAATTCTCCTTAATCTTGGTTACTTACATTCGTAATCCTTACGATTCCGATGTTCTTTGTCTCAAAAACTTTCGACCAGTTTCCTACAGTTTCGAGTTGCGCTCTTGTTGGGTTTGTAGTTGTTACAGCCCACTTAGAACCGACAGGGTGATATGTGTAATGCAAATCAATAGACATCGCATCAGACTTTGCAAGAATGTCTCTGTCAGTTTCAGTTTGAATCCCTGCCTGCTCGCCCGATGCTAAAGCTCCCGCTGAAAATGCAAACGTGGAGTACTCTGTGGAACTTCCGCTTCCTGTGGTTGGCACGTCATCGCTTACTATAACTCGAAGTCCCATAAATGTAGGAACTGAAGGGCTACCAAACGCATTTGCTGTTGTACCAGAAGTTGCGGCTGTATCAGCATCACCATTGTTGTCATAAATACGATCAATCGCATTTCTTTCAACTAAGTCATAAAAAACGTTTGAGTGCATTGCTAAAGCTGTAAGCTTTTCGCCCTGATCTCCAAGAATCGCTCTTGCTCTTGCAATATGACGAGGTGATAAAGGTGTTGGGCTGTCCCCTGATTCTGAATCAATAGTTAAGCCAAAGAAAGCTGAGTTGCTGTCGTTTGCATTAATAGAACCAAATACACCTGAAAGACAAGAGAATAAATCCTTCTGTCTCTGGTTTGCAATGTAAGCGCCGATCTTTTGACCGATTGCAGCCATAGGATCAGAACCCGCCGCAAGTGCTGCAAGATCTCTTGCTTCAAATGCGCGACCTCTATGTAAAATTACTCCGATTTGTTGATCGGTAGAAATTTTGCCGGGTGTTAGTGATGAAGAATCAGAAAGTACTTCAAAGTCTCCTGAAAGATTCGCTGAGTAAAATGGGATTTTTACGAAATCTCCCCCCTCAGTAGCGTTAAGCTCCGCCAAAGGTTGAACCACACCGCTCGCCAAGAAAGCATCTCTTGCGGTTGTCTGTTCAATAATGTATGGCGTGAAAATTTCAGGAATTATAATATCTGAGCGTAAAACCGCCATAGATAACTCCTATAAAAATTGTTTAGCAGTATGGGCGCAGCCCTTGGTATTCTCAGCGCAGCTTTGAATAGTTATTTATATATTACCCTGATTTTTGTTATTTGTAATTCTTTGCGATCTCTTTTGCCTTTAACCAACCTTCGCGGCCGTATCTTTTAAATATTACGTGTTCAACAGTGTGTTCGCCATTTGCTAATCTTCGTATTAACTCAGGGTCAAACTCTCCTGAAGTTGCAGGGGTTCCGCCTGTTCTGGCGATCGGTGCGCCTGTTCCCTGTGCGGGTTGACTTTTTAACAAATAAGCGTGATCTTTTGCCAAAGAATTTTTTGCCCATTCTGTAACATTGTGACGATCATAACCATCAATAACGACAGGTTTTCCATCCCTTAACTCTGTTCTACCTTTTAAAAAGTTATCAAAGACAAGTTTTGGATTATGTGTGACCTCTGCAAGCGCCTGTATAGCGGGTGAAACCAATTCCAGTTCGCTTATCCTTGCCTTAAGCTCTTCAATCTCCTTGTCCTTTGCTGCGCTTCTTTCGCGAAACTGTTCTTCAAGTTGATTTTTTGCTTCGGTGTATTTTCCTTGTCTTTCAAGATTTGCCTGTTCAGCATTATTTTTAAAATCAATTAAGGCTTGAACATCTACACCTTCAGGAAGGCTTTGAAGTGTTTTATCGACCTTTTGAAATTTTTTCTTTTCGTCCAATAATTCTCTATTTTTTCTATCTAATGCTTCTATTCTGTTTAGAAGTTCTTGTTCTTTGGCGTTTGTTTGTTCAGGCGCCGCAAGCTCCTGATTTTGTTCTTCTGACATAAACCCGCAGGGTTGATTAATTTAAATATATCTTACCTTGACCACTTAGTTTTGTCAGCCCAAAAGGCCGCCGACATTTTTCCCTTTGCAATATTTTTCGCGTGTCTTGCTTTAAAACTTTTTCTTTTTGCTTTATCTGCGTCTGATTCTCCTTTCCTTGGGGGTTTTGTATCTGCGCCCTGCTGTCCGAATCTAATTAGTTTTACTTTGTCACCTTCTTTAGCAAGTACAACATGTGATTTTGTAGGATGCGAAGGCGTTCTTTTAGGTTTGTTAAAAGCTGTTAATCCATATCTTTTTAGTCGTGGGTCTTTGCTCATTTGCCTTTTTTACTCATAGCCATTCTGTGAGCCTGTGTAAAACTCATACCTTCGCGCATCTTTCTTTTCATGTAATCCATGTGCGCCTTTGTATGCCCATGTGTTTCCTGATGCTTTTTTAAAGTGTTTTTCTGGCGTGTTGTTAATTTCATCTTCTTCTCATAATATCAGCATCAGCTTTTCTTGCGCCGCCTTTACCTGAAATAAAACTATTAACGCGACCCATTGCCCAAGCCGCCATTGAAACATTTCTTGATCCGCCTGATAAATAAGCACCCTGTCCGCGTCTATATACAGCTTTTAGCTGAGTAAGGGTGAATCTTGAATTTTTAGCTTTTTCTCTAAGATTTTTTTCTACTGCGGCGCTTAGTGGTTTTGCGGCGGGTTTTCTTTTTTTTGGTGCCATCTTGATTTACTCTTGATTTTTGAACAGCTTTAATATCAATAAACTCACCGCGCTTGTAGGCTTCAGAAGTTCTTTTAATTTCTGCCGCCTTTGCACCTTTATTCTTTGCCCCTGAAAGATACTTTTTCGGGACTCCTGTCTTTTTGTCCTTAGCGACTTTTCTGAAGCGTCTGCGGGGCATTAGGACTCTTCAGATTTAGCTTTTGACTTCTTTTCCTTTGGTTTTGATTCTGAACCTTTCATATCGTTCAGTTTTTCAAATAAACCTTTAGCCATTACTTTTTACCTCCTTTTTTTTTCTTTTTCTTTTTAGGCTTCATAGATGAGCCGTAACCGATTCCCTTGGGCATGACTTACATTTATAAGTAACTTATACTAGAATAACCTTGAATGAGGTAAAAAACATTGTTATCTGCAAAAAGGATGCAAACAATAATGAATGAAGTTGTTTTAAACATCGCGCCAGAACCTAACGAATCAGCAGAAGCGAAAAAGTTTAGACAGGGAATAATTCAAGATATTGAGAACGCGGAAATAATAGCAAAAGAAAAAAACCTTGAAGGTTGGTATGTAGATTACACGCCAGAATTTCCACAGATATAGATACTAAAAAACCCCCTTTCGGGGGCTGTAAAATTCAAAAAAGGATTAGCGATATAAATAATATCCAAATCCTCCGTCATTGCCTGCGCGTTGTAAAACTGTTTCTGTCTGGGTAAGGATGTTATATCTTACGCCTTTCGCGGGGCTGCTCCAAGCTGCGGCCTTAAAAACATCACCTGTCTTTTTGTCGATGAAAGCGTGAACACTAGCGGCAACATATCCCGCAGGGGCGGCGTTGATTCTGCCATATTGTGCATCGTCTTTCCATTCCATAACAACAACTTTCAAATATCTTTTACCGATGATGAAAGTGAAATAATCAGGATGATCTTCTGGCTTGTAGTTGCCATTTTCATCTAAATAAAGATCGCTGTAGTTTCCGTCTTCTTTATCAAAACGAATCTTTTTCATCCATCCCGCTCTAGCTTCTGTGAGAGTTTCGCAAAGCTGTTCAGCTAACTTTTGAACTTGTTCTGTTTGTGTTGTTGTAGTTGTCATTTGTTTAGTTGGTTTGTTTAACAATCTTATTATAATAAAATTAAAAGGGGTTGTCAAGCCCCTTAGATTTTTGCTAGTTCAATCATTACAGCATCAGCAACTTTTTCAGCAACGTGTTGAGCGTAGCAGTTGAAAGTAATTACTTCAACGATTTGAGTTCTTGTGAATGTTTCGCCGAGAATAGCTTTGTCGATGATGCCGTTTGCGATTTGGTCGATAGTTGCGATTTTGAACATTGGTTTGATTGGTTTGTTTATACTTTAATTATAATAAGATTAATTGAACTTGTCAAGTATTTTATTAAAATTAATTTGCCCCATATTTAAGGGGCAGTATTTTAAAAGTTGTAATCGTGAAACTTGCGCCATCCTTGATTGATAACTGTGCGCCTATTGCTTCCTTTCAAGTACCATTCGTTGTCTTTGCCAAGATATGCTTCTTGGATAGCGCCTTTAGGATTTTCTGTGATAATCCATCTTTGCTCATTGTTGTTTGTGCAATGCGCGGCAAATCCTCCGATGATCTGTTTAGGTTTCCAAGTGGGGTCAAGCTTGGCGTTTGCCTGTTGAATCTTGATGCGCTTGCCTTTTCTTTCGATAACTGTGAAAGGATCAACGTCTGTGTAATAACAGATGTTTACCTGATCGCCGACCTGAAAGTCTTTGTGATCGGCGGGAACTGTGTAAGGTCTAAACATTTTTTTGAACTCCGTTTTCTGTCAAAGTGTAATTTGCTTGAGGAAATTTAAGAGCAAATTTTTCGATAAGTATGTCTCTTACAATTTCTCTGTCGATAGTATCGCCATCAAAAGGCAATTTTGCATACTTAAGATTTTTTAATCTGGCATTTGTAGCTGTTGCAATCTGATCTTTTGTTGCGCCCATGTCATAGATTCCATTTTTACCATAAAAGTCAAAAACATAATCAATAAATTCTTTTTGCGGATGTGTCATTGGTTTGTTTGGTTTCGTACAATTTTATTATAATAAGATTAATCTTATTTGTCAAGTAATAAAAAACCCCCATTTCTGGGGGCTGTTTTTTAATCGTTCGGAATACCTGTCGAACCATCCTTATTTTGAAGATGCCAACATTCGCCAATTGCTACACCTGTTAGTCTTGCAAATTGATGCTTTTTAAAAATTACATAAATTTTCTTAAGTTCATCTTCTGATAGATGCCATTTTTCTTTTCCAATTTTTTCTTGGAAAAATTTTCCTTGTCTGGTTTCGAGCCAGTTTTCAAAACTTAACATTGTTCCTCCTTTTTGTTTGATTTGTTTGAAGCCCCCGAAGGGGCGATTATTAATTCCAATCACATCGGAAATGATCCAAAGCGTCTTTGAAGGAACCGACATAAAAGCCGCCACCTTTTTCGCCTGTTACTGGGTTTTCAATTTCATCCTTAATAGAAATGTAAATTTCCATATCTGGTGAATCTGGAAATTCTTTACGTCCATCATCAATTGAATGTATGTCTGGATGCTTAAGAAGTTCCGCCCAAGATTTAGGCTTTTTCATAAATCCTCCTGTTGGTTTGTTTGGTTTTCTAGGTGCTGAGGCGAACCCCATCAATCTTATTATAATATAATTAAATCAATTTGTCAAATCACCGCTTTTTCTTATCTGTCCATTTAGTAAACAAACTGTCGGGTTGATCGGCCTTCGCCAAGAAGTTTCCATATAAATCGTTATTCAATATTTTTAAACCATCTTTCTTTGTATAAGTAGCGACCTTAATTGCTTCGCCTGTTTTGTTCATGTCGTAAAGTTCAAAGTCATCAAAAACATTTGCCCTAATAGCCTGCGGAACTACTTTGGAAACTTCCCTATGAACATTTCGAACATAAGTAGGCGGAACCAATCGCTTTGTTTTTATATATCTTTGATAGTTTCTTTCAAGTGCTGTTGCAATTTCCGCTGTTGCATATTTAGCCCTAACTGTCATTCCTCGATCAGTCATCATTTTAATTTTGCCTGATAAACTTTTTAAACTTCCATCACCAGTTCCATCAAGCATTGTGTGATAACGCCTTTGGGCGCACTCTCTCATTAATCGTTTACTGATCCAACTTGATTCTTCGTGAACATATCCCGCTGCCGCTTCTGCTATCTTTCCGCCCTTTGCCTGCATTGCCTTAAATTCTGGTAAACGTTTTTTAATTTCATCAGAATCAATAACAACAGTTCCTTTTCTTAATGGTGACTTTTTCAACATGATTGATTTACCTGAAGCTGATCCGCCGCCTGTCATATAAAAAATTGGATTCTTCTGCGCTCTTGGATTATTTTCTGCAATGATATCTTCAACGATTTGATCGTGTAATTTTTGACGTTCTGGCGTCCACTTTGTAAGGTTTGACGGCTCTGCCTTCTTCGCAAGAGATCCGTCAGAATATCTTTGCCATGTATAAGGTGCGCTTTTTCTTTCTCTTACAACATCAGGAACTATTTTAATTTTATTTGCATTTTTTCCATAAGCTGCCTGAAGTTGCGCCAAAGTTTTTTCAGAACCATCAATCGAAGCAAATTTTCTTATAGCTTGATCGCCGCCAAATTTTTTAGATAATCTATCAAAAAATCTAACTTTACTTGCGCCAAGTGCTTTCGCCTTTACTGCGGGCGATTGTTTAGCAAGCCAAGTTCCATAACTTTCGCCTGCGGGTACTAGACCGCTTTCTGATGGCCTGAAACCTCTGCGTCTGGGCGCTTCTATCTTACGACCGAAAACGCGGCTTAAATTCTCATAATCTATTTCGGCAACTGTTCTTGATCGACAATTAAAATGCTGTGGCGGCTCCGGCCCTTTTCCATATTCAAACACTTGTTGATCTAACAAACGACAACGGGAACTGGTTCTGCTGTCCAAGGTTGCCAAGTATCTATATTTTTTGGTTGCATTTGGGTTTGCTTTGTAAACCTGTTGCGCTGCGACATTGCTTACTTGATTTAAAGAAGTTCTGACAATGGTCATAACTTGATGATTAGCGGTTTTTGTAGCGTTACCGCCTGCCGCTGCAATTTGTCTTACATTACCTTTTGAATTAAACCTTAATGAACCTATTAATCTTGATCTGATTTGTTTTGTCGTATCGCCTGCCAATAATCCATCGCGAATCTCACGCCCTAATTTTTCAGCACTTTTATTTGTTATCCCTCGAAAAGATTTTCTGATTGATTCGCCATTTGGTAATTCTATTAATTCACCTTCTTTTGCAGTTAAAGAAAATTTAACGCCTGCCCCGCCTGCAATAGTATTTAATGAGTCGCTTAATATCTGAACATTTAATTGTGAAGCGCTTGTATTAACAACAGCCTTTGCAAATGCGGGTGTAACCTCGACAGTTCTTATTGAAGATCTAATGCCTGCGGGCAATGCTTTTTCTAATTGATCTGTTGCAAATTCTGTTTGTAATTTTGCAACAGCTTCAGAAACAAGCTGCATATTTTTTGTTGATTTGGCATCCCATTTTTTTAAACTTTCTTTTGTCTGAACTAACAAAGAACGCAAACGCGCAGCGGTATACTTAGGCTGATTAGCTCTTGGAAGGCGCTCTATGGCTTCTAATTTATCAACTGCCCTGATTATTATTCGATTATAAGATTGGACGATTTCACGCGATATTTTATTAGAAAATCTATTTAAATCTAAACTATTACGAAAATATTCTTCTGGTATTAATTCAGGGTAAGGGATAGATGCCCCAAGCTTGGAAACATCAGACGGAACACGTATCGGCGTTTGTGTCATTAATCGTCATCTTCTGGGTCTTCTGTTGGTTCATCTGGTTCAGCTTCGGGTGTTGGTTCATCTGTTTCTTGCATATCACCCATTTGAGTCGATTCGATTTCCATATCGACATCGAAATCATCACCAAGAATTTCCCCTTCTGCCAACTGTTTTAGTAATGTTTCCTGAGATATAGCACCAGAAGACCATAAACCCTGCATTGCTTGTATTTCTTGCGGTGCTAGTTTTTGACCTAAGAAATCACGATTAACAAAAGCGTTTCCAATTTCTGAAATATTTAAATAATTAGCATGAAAAACAAGACAATTATCAATCATGTCTTGCAATTGTTGAGCAACTATTTTAAGTGTTGAATCTCCTTGACTTCTTTGTATTTCCTGTGATTGTGCTGTTTCTGCTACAAGTTTCTGACCAAGGATCGCGGCAAGTGCCAAAGTATTAATTTGATCTTCAATATTTTTTATTCTGTCGCGTTGATATTGAAAAGATTGCCCTTTTATTTCTACAAATTCAGCCCTTGCACCTTCAGGAAAGGCAATCGCTTCACCCGGCCCCGCGCTTACTTCTTCGGACGCCTGCGGGAAACCAAATAAACAAAGCAAAGGAACAGAAGATATTCTTAATTGATTATCAAAGTCAGATGTTTTTTGATAATGCAATAAATTTAATTCTGCTATGTCTTGCATCGGTGGGCGTGATTCTAAAAAGCCAACTTTATTTGAATATGCAATTGCAAAAGGTATGTAATCAAGAGAAGTTGTTCCTTCATCAACTTTGACATATTTTCCCTGACGGCTTTTCCTGTGAACTTCAAAGGCTCCCGGCGTTAGTAGTCGAACCTGTTCAACTTCTTTCTGTCCATAATCGCCATCTGGTTCTGTAACTCTTTCAAGAAGTCTTAATTGTGTTAGCTTCTGTTGACCATCAATCGTTTCTGTACGCCATCCGAGAATCTCGCGCGGTGAATATGTAATCCAATATGGGCGTCCTGTAGAATTAGATGGGGCATCTACTAGAACGCCGACATGACCATATCTCAACATTATTTTTGCTGTCTCATAAGTCCAACTAGTAAGATCGTTACCCATCAAATCAACATCGAACAAATCTTCCGTAACTCGTTCTGATACCTCGTTTAGTCGAACAGGTTTGCGTGTAAGCATACCCGCAAGCAATCTCTCGATTCTCACATATAGAGGTGCTAGAACCGAAGTGGCGAGCCTGTTATCGTAGCTCTCGTCCTGTTCGCGCGGCATCTGGGGGAGGTATTTTCGATGTCTTTTTCTTATTCCATAAGTACCTGTAATTAAATCTTCAATCAATATCCAATTCGGCTCCATATTTACATAAGCGTTGCTTGGGTCTTGTACTTCTACGGCTTTACTTGATCTCTCTCTGTCGTAATGATTAAAAGATGAATACACGTTTGACCCCTAGCTTAATTTAATAGTAATACACTTTTTAATATATTCTAATGCCTGTTTTGCGCCCTGCCCCCAAATGTAAGGGATTGAAGCAACGCCAACAAAGATAACGAACACAATCAGAGAAATGATCTAACCCTGTTTTTTCTGGTTCGCCCGCTTCCGTATAACTTTGAAGTTCAAGCGATTCAATAACATTTTTACAACGCGGATGTACAAAGAGACTAACTTCTTCTTTACCATTGCATAACAAGCGCTGAACATTATTAACGCTGTCTTTAATGGATGGATTAGACGCGCCCGATTGATTGGATATTCCATAACTTTCGAGAATCTGGATGTCGGTCTTCGTAGCGTTTGTTGATCTTGCTCCGCCTGAAGAATCAGGATATCCATAAAGTCTGTTGTGTACAAACCTTGATTTGATTTCTTTTGCCAGTTGGTCGGTGTCATGTGCGCGAATCTCATCAAAAATAAAAAGCTTGTTATCTTTAATTACCGCGCAAACGCAAGACATCTTGCCAATATTAAAGTCGATTCCAAGTCTTATAATTTCGTCTGAATAGTTTGGGATGTCTGTTGTTATATGTTTTTCTCTGTCGAAGCGATCGAAGACAGCGCCAGTTGTTAAAGATATGAACTGACCTTCAAGGTAAGCCTTGAGTAAATTCGGGTCAAAGTTCAATTTCATTCTATCAATAAAGTCAGCGGGCAAATGTGGATTGTCTGTTGTTTTCATTCTTATTAACTTTCTATCTGTTTTATCTTTGGCTTCATCAGAGCCGAATGTTTCCCAGAACCATTTATAACCTTCAGGAGTGGACGCCGCCGCGAACTGACGAACCTTACCCGCGCGAAGACGTCCAAGTATTTTTGGAAAGGCTCTATCACAAATAGATTTTGCAACTGTGTCGATTTCGTCCGCACAGCACCAAGCCGCGTTAATTCCTATGATCCTTTGCCATGATTCAAAACTTCGACACATTATGCGGGTGTCACCTTTGGGAAGATGAAGAATAAAATCGGGAAGAGGAGAAGATTTAAAACTGTAAGGAATTTCGTAATTCAACAAAAATTCTTCAAATTCAGCCACGAAGAGATCACGAACCAAAGGTTGAGTAGGTTCTAAAACTATTCCAGTAAAGCCTTGATTTAAGACAGAAAGGTAAAAACATTTTGCTAATAATGATCTAGTTTTGCCTGATCCATAGCCTGCACATAAACCTAAAATTTGAGTTTTTGTATCGTTTACAAAATTAAGCTGTCCTATATGTAAATCTTTTTTTATTCTTTGTAAGGTTAAATTTATATTTAAAGAATCTGTAAAATTTTCAGGGTGTAAAACATAACCTTGCTTTACATCAGTTAAAAAACTCATGAACAAAGATGTGCTAATTTTGCAGCTGTATTTATAGCACCTAAAGCAATATGATATTGACCAGACCTTCTAGCTTCCATCTGTAAGGTGCTACATTGCGCCAAAAGATCAGCTATCATTTGAGGTCGTTCCATGTCCCAATCCTTCTTTAACTCGGCTCTGGCTATGTTTAAATACTTATCTACAGTTCTTTCCCCAACCCCCCAATTTTCGGCGGCATAGCGAACACAGTCTGATCTACGGCCACCATTTGCAATAATACGAGCAAATTTCTGTGACCTTACGACAGTTTCAGCTTGAGTTCCTTTTTTACCCATTAACTAGATGATACACGTTTTGCTGTGTTGCCTGTAAAATCCTCCCATCTTTTAACTATTACATCACAGAAAACAGGATTTTTTTCCATTCCAAAAAACAATTTATTTAATCTTTCGGCTGCAATTAATGAAGAACCAGAACCCGAAAATAAATCTAAAATATTTGAATTAGAATATAATTTTATAAATTTTTCACAGATAGCAACAGGTTTTGAATAACTTAATTTATTATCAAAATCTTTTTTTCCAATAAAAACTTTTGAATAATCCTCTTTCTGAAAACCTTTGTTTGGATTTTGTTTACCTATTAATGCAATATATTCAACGTCAGTCATCATATGACCTCCATAATTAGGTGCAATATTTTCCTTCTTGTAGAAACATAAATCATAATTTTTTTTATTTTTTTCGGCTAAATCTATATATTGTTTTATTAAAGGTTTATTATGAAAAAAAATATTAGTTTCAGCAAAAAGGATTAAATCAAGAGGGTTAAATTTATCAACTTTATTGGTTTTTATTTGTTTCATTGAATTGCTCTTTTTTAAAATTCCACCGCCTTCTGTCTGTAATTCATAAGGTGGGTCAGTAAAAAGCAACTCTGGTTTTGTTCCATTTAATAAAAAATCTACATTTTTTATAATAAAAGAGTCACCACATAAAAGTCTGTGATCACCAAGAATATATAAATCACCTTCTTTTGTTATTGGTTTTTCTGGAACTTCTGGAACTTCGTCTGGGTCTGTTAAACCTTCTGTTGGTAAAACTTCTTTTTTAGAAAATATGTCATCAAGCTCTTTTTTATTAAAGAAATCGTTTAAATCATGCTCATCTGATAGTTGTTCAAGCATATCTATATCCCACTCTGACAAGTCACCAGTTCTGTTATCTGCTATTGCAAGTCCCACTTTTTGATCTTCTGTAAGGTTTGATCTTTTTACCGCTATTATTTCATCGCCATTTGCTTCTATTATTTTTAAATTTTTAATTCCTGCGGCTTTTGCCCCTGCGATTGTTCCATTGCCTGCGAGGATGCGATTGTTTTCGTCAATTACTATTGATCTTGCCGCACCATATTGTTCTAAACTTTGTTTTATAAGCTTTGCAGATCGATCAGTACGTTTACGAGCATTTTTAGGATCGTTATGTAAATCGTTTATTGAAGTCATATTTTAAATATATATCATTAATTTAAGAGTTGACATCTTAAAATAATTATATTATAATTAAATTGTAAACAAACCAATTAAACCAAATGAAAAACGCTTATTGGCACCACCATGAATTTCGACATGAATTAAGAGGTATTGCCGCTTTTTATCCAAAGACATATATGAAGGTTGGAAAGATATTAAAAGAGAAAGGCATTTTAGATTATCACTATGATTTTAAAAATCAAACTAATGATGATTTATTGAAGGAGTGGATTGCAATTCTTCAATATATGCCCAAGCACGTTATTCCATATAGAGGGATGGGAACAGACAAACCTTGGTGCGAACATGATTGGACAAGAAGAACAAAGGAGTTAGCACAATGAGCAATTTTCTAATGATGCTTGCAGCTTCAGGTGTATTTTATCTGGGCTTCAGCGATGCTTTGACAGGTATGACTGAATACGATTGCCGCGTTGGGAATGTACAAGCGGCTTGCGAGGTGTTGAAGTGAACAAAAGATATGACTATAAAGATCAAGAATTTAATTTAAAGATGAGAATTAAGTTCTTAGAAAAGAAACTAAGAGAACCAGATCATGATGTAGAAAAATATCAGGAATGGGAAAGTAATCTTGAAATAGTTCGAGAAGAGTTAACTAATTTACAGTTAAAGAAATTTAAGTTTTTTCTCAGTAAATGGATTCATAACTTTAAAACTGGAAGTCAAACTGTAAATGTAATTGATTGTATGTTTGTTTCTATGGAAGAGGGAGAACAGAAAGAAATGGCGGTGAAATGGTATCACAGGGTCGTAAAAGAAAAAGATATAAGACATTATCAACTGTTAGCCCAATATACAAGAGAGGAAAATATAATGCTTAAAAATAGAGAAAAAAAAGGATTAAAAGCACAAGGAGAGCAATATAAAAAACGTCTTAAATTACTAAAAGTTGAAAATAAGAAGGCTATAAAAAATAGTCGCGAAGCTTTATCAAAAAATTATGATAAGTTACTTCGGCAACACGTTTTACAACTAAATCATTATAAAAATAAACATGACGAAAACCAAAATATTCTTGAAGATATGAAGGAACGAATACATATATTAGAAAGAGAAAAATATGACTTACAAGAAAAATTAAAAACGATAGATGCGATGCAAGAAGAAATTGATAAAAGGGCAGAAGTTTATAAAGAAGGCTTGATTAAATCAGGCTTGAAAAACATTTTACAAAAGGAGGATTCATGAAAGATCAGGAACAGTTAAAAGCAATTAATCAATTATTGGCTTTGGTTATTGGTGGGCGTATTGCAAGACAAACTGAACATTTAAAAAGCGCTCCTTTGAATCGCGTTAATCACGCTGAAAAAATAATTGCTGATAAGGAACTTCAGGAAGCTACAAGAGATTTGCAAGATGGCTATGAAGACGCATCAAAAAAAATTTCACAGATACAAAGAAAACTGGAAAGTTTGGGAAGTTTAAAAATACTGGCGGAAATGGTTGAGGGGAATATTAGGGATGCGGCGCTTGCTGCTATTACAGAGGGTGCAAATTCTGATGGATATTTGTTTGAAGAATATAACGATTGGGAAAATAAAAGATGATTTTTGCACTTTTTGCATCTTTGATTGCAATTATTATTTATTTAATTTGTTCTTTTGCTTTATATAAATTCTTTTTGCAAAAAGGGAATAATTACATAAATAGATATAGAAAAGATATAAAAAGATAGTTGACAATACTAATCAATTATATTATAATTAATTTGTAAGCAAACCAAACAAACCAATGTTATTTCAAAAAACTTTCACAATTAAATTCGGCGATAATCTAAACAACACAAACTATTACTTTGAATACAAAAAAGGTGATGAGTTTGGATACTTTGTCGAAATGAAATATGGCAACATTCACTATGAAATAAGACTTGAAGCAATTGATTTTTTGATGAAATTAGAGGGCATTAAAAAATTTGATAATGTTGTTGAAGGATGGGATGGCGATAAATTCTGTAGCAATCCAAATTACATGATCCCTGAAGATTTGTTGATGGAAGAAGGCGATGAATTAGATTGGAATTGCAAATATAGCCCTTGCCATTATTGATGATTATTGAAACCCCTTCTTTGCTTTCTCCTTGCGGTTCATATCAGGTTGACTTCTTCCCAATAAAAGGTCAGCCTGATCTTTTCTTTCGTATAGGAACATTTAATGGGATAACAGAATTTAAAGAGACAGTTAGTAAAGCTGAAATGTTGAGAGATATTGAACGCAAAAGATTTAGATATTTTAAAACAATTCAATTAAATAGAATCCCGCAAGAATTATTCCAAAGGCTTTAATGTGTGTTGCGCGTGTTCTGATGTTCTTTTGTCATCCCATTGAACCCTATAGTACTGATGCTTGAAACCTAGACTATTTTGTTTTGTAAATACTTCTATAATTTTTCCGCTTGTGTATCGCTTGGGAATATTTGAAGAAGTGAAAGAAACTTTTTTGACGCGTTGGCCTAGTTGATAACGTTGCCCGACAAGTTCTGGCATATTGAAAAGGTAAGGATTTTATAAGTTTAGCAAATAATAAAAATTAATCTTAGTAAGATTGTTGACAATATAATTTAATTATAATATAATTGATATGTACCAAACCAATCAAACAAATGGAAACAAAAGTAATTCAACCAACAAGATTCGAAGTCGGGCAAATTGCATATTGTAACGGCGGTTGCACAATGCAAATTCCAACTTTCTATAAAGTTATGAGAAGAACAAACAAAACTGTATGGCTACAAGAAATAGAAAGCCAATTAATCGAACATGATGGCTACGGCCAAGCGGGTCGTAAAATTCCCGTTGATATTGCAAAAGGCGGTGTATTTCATAAACGCGTTAAAAACTGGAAAGATCAGGAATATGCATTCGAAAATTATTGGGGAATAATTGAACCTTGGGATGGAACAGCAAAAATATATGACAGCTATGACTAAATTAATCGCCCCCTTTTTAGGGGGTTTTTTAGTAGCTTGACAACTTAGATTAATTTTATTATAATAAGATTGTACAAAACCAATAAAACCAATGAGATTTAAAAACGGCGAAAAAATTGTCATCATCGAAGAAAAAAGAACTCCACTTAAAAACGGCAGAGTTCGTATTGAAAATCTTTATGAAAATGGATATGTTGAAAAATATACATATCGACCAAGTAAAAAACTTCAAAAATTATGTGAAAAATATGGGCTAAATAATTAGCCCTTTTAATCTTAATATAATTGTTGACAAATCAATTTAATTTTATTATAATAAGAATGTAAGCGAAACAAACCAAACCAAATGAACACTTTCTTCAACACATACTTTAACGAAAAACAGCTTGATAATCAGGTTTATGAAGTTGCCGCTCCTAACGGAACAATGAATTTGATCGAGACTGAAATGGTTGTTGCCAAGATCAAGAGAACACAAGCTGATGAAGCTAAAAAAATCGAGGGTATCATCAGACAGATTGATTGCTTAAACGGCGACATTCATCATTTCTTGAGACATCTTGCTCAAGCAATGGCAATTGATTTTTAAGGAGGATTAAACAATGGAAAAAACAAAAACTATTGTTAAAACTTACGATCATACATTTACTGATGGTGCAATTTTTGAAATTCAAGATCGTCACGCAATGTGGAGACTTGGCTACAAAATTACAAAAGTTTTAGAGGATAGATGGCAAGGATACTTGCAAACACAAACACTTACTTACACTTTACAGGAGGTTCAGTAAATGGCTAACAGGGAAAAGGGAACAGAACGCGAGAACCTTTATTCAGAAGTAATACAGGTTGCCGTAAGACCCGCAGTAAAGAAAGAACTTAAAATCAGAGCAACAATAGAAAACAAAACCTTAAGTTGTTTTTTAAGAGATAAGTTCGAAAAAGAAACAGCAGAAGATTATCAGGTTGAATGAAGGAAGAAAAAAAACCAAAAGCGGGTCAAATTGAATTTGATAAAGAAAGGCAAATGTGGGTTGTTTATAACGGCGCATATTGGGTCGATGTCGATTTAAAAGAACACAAATGCGATTTTAAAAAAGAATAGAAAATATAACAGATTGTAAAACTGTAAATATTGACAATGTACAATTTACTGCCATGATATGTTTACTTTATGTACAATTTATGACCACAAAACGTCCATCGCGTGTACAAATTATGGTACCTATCATGAACCAACTAAACGAAATTAAACCAAAACATCTATCTATGACTGCATTTATCAACGAAATACTATCTCAGGCCGCAGGGGGGTTGACTCCATATGTTACCCTGAATTTATCAAGCGAACAAAGTTCACTTGAGACAAACAATTTAAAAAAAGAACAAGAAGAGAAGAAAAACAAAGAACAAAGCGCAGATAAATTCTCTACTATTATATATAAGGATAAAGAGAAGAAAAAAACGATAAAAAAATCAAAAAAAGATTTGTTTGCCAGTCCTAACATTAAAAAAGAATATATCCCGCAAGATTTACAAATGCATGCGGATTTAATTGTTGAATGGTGGCCGATAAGACATAAGAAAAAAGCTACTTGTACGCAGGCGGTCGCAGAGCGCATATTTAGAAAGTTGCGGAGGTTTACGCATCAGGAGCAAATCAAGGCGCTAGAAATGGCAATTATCAGGGGCTACAAGGATGTATATAAACCTAATAACGAATACAACAAAGAACAGCCGATGAATCACCCACAGTCAAAAGTATTCAAGGCAAGCGAACAAAACTGGCCTTCATTAAAGGTTGTTAAAAATGACTAATATGCTTTATCACGAAAAACAAAAAGTAAGTATTTGTCTTGAAGCAAATCCATTTTCATGGTCTGATGGTCTTCCTAGATTTGAACTTACATACAAAAATGATGGCGATGACCAAAAATATGGTTGTTTGCTTGATATTGATGAATTAATTAATTTTGATTTTAAAGATACTAATTCTTTAACAAAAAATATATTTCTTGCAATTCAAGATTATTACGGGCAATATTTACAAGAGTGTTATGAAGATTATCTTAAAACAAAAGGTTCTAAATAATGGAAAGACTAACAAATTTATCTTCTGTCATTTTGACATTAAAAAAAGGACTACTTAAGAAAAACCCTACTAATCCAAATTTTCCGATGTGGACTTTGACTGATCTTGATAAAAAAAGTCAGGGATGGCAAAGAGTCGAGGATGAATGTAATAGTGAAAAATCACTTTTCCCGAAAGGCTATCAAGGTGTAAAACATCGAAACCTTGCAAGAGAAAATCTTATTGAAGAAAAAGTTCAAATAAATGATCCAAGAGACTTTGATAAGCAATGAGTTACAAAACAGAACAAACAGAAAACGCCAAAAAAAGAATTGAAGAATTAAAAATTTTAATTACTTTTTGGCAAAAAACAAAAAAAACAAATGAAAACAAAATCATTAATTAAACCGCTTCCAATAGGACGCATCGAAAAAACCCATAAATATATTTGGGAACCTACAGGCGAAATTCTTGCTTATTCAACAACTCAGGTTTGTAATACAAAAACACCTGAACAGTTAGAAAATATTGAAAGGTGGCGTCATAAATGGGAACCGCGCGGCGTAACAGCGCATTATTGTTTACAGCAAAAAATGTTAGGTAATGATAAGCCTGACATGGGCGATTATAAAGATTGGATTGAACCGCTTTTAAGTTTGGATTTTTGGCAAAACTTTGAACCTTGGGGCGTTGAATTTATGCTTTGCGATCTTGAAAAATCTGTCGGCGGTCAACTAGATCTTCTTGGGTATGACAACAAAGAAAAAAAGATTATGCTTATTGATTTGAAAACTCAAGGAAACAAATACGCAAAGCCATATTCAACAAACGCGCAGCTTGGAAGCTATGTAGACGCTTTGAAAATTCATCGGGATATAAAACCTGATGTATGTAAAACAATCTGGGCAAAGCCGAATAAATGCGTGATTGGAGAAGATCAAGAAGTTGAACTTTGCACGAGGGAATGGCGTCAGGCTTGGGAAAAGTTTCAAGCAAAACAGGAAACATTTTGAAAAAACTTGAATTTCGTGTTGTAGGTTTGCCGGCGCCGCAGGGTTCAAAAACTTTAACGCGATATGGGGCGTTGATGGAATCAAGTAAAAAAGTTAAACCTTGGAGACAGGATATAATCCACGCGGCGCTTGAAGCGTATTCTGGCAAGCCTTTCGATGAGCCTGTGTGTGTTTCTGTTGAATTTATATTTCCACGCCCTAAAGGGCATTATGGAACAGGGCGTAATAGTCAAAAGTTAAAACATAGCGCCCCTAGATATTGCACAAGTAAAAGCAATGGAGATATTGATAAAGTTGTAAGATCAACACTAGATGCTTTAAGTTTGACTTCTGGCGGATGTATTTTGACTGATGATTCTTTGGTTGTTTGTTTACAGGCTTTAAAACGATATGCGGATGTTTATGAACTTGCAGGGGCAAAAATAAATATAAAGACTTTTTGACAAAATTAATTAAATTGGTAGACTAAAGAATACAGATAAATACTAAGATGTCAAACCAACCTGAACCAACTGAATCAATACAAATTCCAAATCTGGGCGGTCTTATAACAAAAGATGATCTTTATTATAAAGGCAAACTTCCATTTTGTTCATGGGCTAAAACAGCGCAACGAATAAGAGAAAACGCGCCAAATTGGTTTTTTAATTTAGAACCTGACCCAAATGGGCAACTTGTTTGGATGGCTCCTGACAATACAGGTTATTTGATGGGCTATTTTCAAAACATAGAAACAGGCGTTAAATTACCTTTATATGTTTATTCAGTAACAAATAACTGGAATAAAGGTATTCCATATAAAGAGATTTCCACAACTGATATACAATTAGCCCATCGTAGATGCCTTTGCGCCTGCGCTTGTTTTTCCTTTGGTGATGCTTTTGAATTATGGGCGAATCTTGAAGTAAAAGAAGCAAACAAAGAAGAAGAATCTAAAAAGCTGCCAGAAAGAGAAGGTTATTCACATACACCAGAAAAACCAGACGAGAAACCAGACGAAAATTATTTATTGCCTAAAGAAATTAATTCTGATGCAAAAGAATTAATTGTAACTGAATTAAGAAAATCACCTTTTAAAGATCAAATTTTAAAAGAGTTTAAAAGTCACTTTAAATTGCAAGTTAAAGAAGTTACACCCGCAAATATTACATTATCTGAACATGGAAGATTTTTACGCTTAACTATGGAAAAACTAAAAGACAAAAGTTGATGACAGAAGAGCAAGCCGATTTCGCAGGCAAACAAATAATTCAAGAACTGCGGTCAAGGCGTATTTCTTTTTATAACCGAAACAAATTTTATTTTAGAACTGATGATTCACAAGCCGCCCTAATAAGAGAATATTGCGCCAAGCATAAAATTTCTCTTACTGATTTTTTCAAACAACTTTTAACAAACCATTTTAATCATGTCTGATTCATTCAAACCCGCTTTACCCCATCCGATCAAATATTCAACAAGTGACAACACTTTTGAAGATGCCGACAAATATCCAAAATCAATGTCTTGGTTTGTGCCTGTTGCATCAATAACACCGCTTGCCGAACATTTAATGAAACTCGCAGATACAAAAACTAAAACCGCTAAAGTTTGGGATTATGAAAACAAAAAAGAAATTGAAGTCGAGGGTGTATGGATAAATGCAAAAGGCAAAGAAGGCCAAGATGGAGACTTTGGCAATCTATACCCAAAATTTATAGAAGGTGCTAATTCTTCCGATGAAATACCTTTTTGATTCTTGAAGTAATACAATTATTTTTTTTCTTTTCTAAGCGTTCTTGAGCCAAACTGATTTTTATTAGTTCGCTTTCAAGATCGCCTATTTTTTCTATACAGTTTTTTATAACTTCGTCTTTTTCCCAATTTTGCCTTTGATAATTTATCGCGACTTCTTGCAGATAATCCATGTCTTTTATTTCAAAAATCATACGCGCCTGAACATTCAAATATAATTCACTTTCAAGTGTTTCTGTTATCGTTAGCCAATCATCCCAAGCCATAATTAAATGACCTCCTAAAATGTAAATAGGCTATCCTTGGGGATCATTTGATAGCCTATTATTTGAAGAGAAGGATTAACAAATAACCCTTATAATCAAACCTTAACTAAAGATTAAGTAACTGGAAAGAGTTTTGCTTTAACTAGCTTTACAATTTCATCGTCTATATTTGTATCGGTGGACTTAGCGTAGTCTTCTAATAATGAAATCACCAACGATTTTATTGCGTTTGATTTGACAAAGAATCGTAATACTGGCTTGATAACTCTAATCATTTTTTTGTTATATTTCTTCCCAACTTTAGACAAGTTTGCTAGTTTTAGCAAAAAGGTCTTTTTATGGAGGAATTAGAGGAAGAAAAACAAAGGCCGAATATTGTTGCAACTTTCGTTCAGCTTGTGGTTCTTGGTTGGTCGTTAGCGGTCATTTCTTGGTCGTACTACAACCCGAATCCCGTAAGGCAAATTGATACGACCTTTGCCGCAGGCTTGCTTTCGGGCGTCCTTACGCAATTTGGGGTTGACCTGAAAAGTAAGAATAATGACAAAAAAAAGTTAAAAGGTAAAGTAGATATAGTAGACAACAAAAACTCGAAAGTAGGTATCAAATGAAAAAATTACTATTTTTGTTTTTAATATTTCCGCTTCCTTTACAAGCGGGCTACATTCATAAAATTTCAGCTTCGGCGCAAGGTGTGGTCGATGGTAGTTATTCGCAGGCTAAACGAATTGGTTCGACTTACTCGATGAGTTCGACGGGAATCACTGCGGGAACAATGGGGCATTTAGATTCGCCCGCACTAGACAACAGTTCAGTATTAACAGGCGTTGCAGCGACACATGGCTCAGGGTCTTACACTCAAACCACTGCCGGCGCCGCAACGAGTTTTTCGGAATCATTCGTTCAAGGTGATGCAGTAGTAACAAGCGCAAGTGTTTCTTCTGGCGTTGTTTCTTCTTTACCTGTTACAGGTGATACAATTACATATTCAGGCGGATCAAGTTCAGGTCAATCAATAGGAATAACATCTGTTGCAGGCGGAACAATTACTTTAAGCCCCGGCGCTGCGGGTTCAAGCGTAACAGGATCAATAACAAGTACAATTGAGATTGATTAATGGCTAAATATTGCCTTAAATGTAAAACAAGAACAGAAGTATTATCTACAAGATATGTTCCTGAAAAAAATCATATTAGAAGAATAAGAATCTGTAAAAATTGCGGTTATAAATTTATTACACATGAGCAAGAATATAAACGCAAAAAAAGTTTATTAAATAGAATTTTTAAATTATTAGGCTTGTCTTTTTTTTTCGTAATAAATAACCCAAGCTACGCGGTGCCTGTAATTCCAAATTTTTCAGCCGGCAGTAGTATTTCTCGAACGACCAGTTCTCAAAGTACGCGAGAAATTATTCAATCTTATTCTTACTCAACTGGCTATCAATACACCACAGGCGGCAGCAACATCGAAGCGGTCACCGCAAACGGAACAATAAGCCCTGAAGCGATTGCAGGGGCGACTCAAACAATTAATGGCGTAACATCAACGACAACAGGTATAAATTTACAAACAAAGCCCCAATGGAAACAAACAACAGCAGGGGCGGCGACACAATTTCATGAATCATATATTGGGCCGGGTTTAAATTCTTATGTCCATATAGACAGATCCATTGAAGTGCAATCTGTCACCGAGTCAACGTCAACGTTTACGCAATGATAAAAAAATTAAAATTTGCAGGCGTAATATTATTTTTTTCTGTTCAGTTTCCAAGTTATGGAAATACAAATATGACAAATAATCCCGTATCAAATTCATCTGGTTCTGTGACCAATTTGGGGGTGATGAATATGCCGACAAGACAATTCCAAAATCAGGTTGGAATACAAACTGTTGTTTGTCAATCTGACACAATGGTTATACAGCCGTTTGTGACTTCATCAGCATCATTTACAAAACCTTATCAAGATTTTTATTTAGATCCAATTTATTCAGTAAAAGATACAGAAGGCGCATTTGATGCAAACGGAAATTCAATCGGTGACGGCGACCCTGACAATGCAGGGCAAATTATAGGCTATAGAACAATAAGAACAGCGCAGAAAGATACTTATAATATTTCACCGGGAATTAGTTTATCTTGGAATATTTCTTTGGATCGTAAAGCGGTGCGATTATGCAGAGAAGCGCAACAAAGACAATCTGATTTAATACAGGCAAGAGTAAATGACAATATGTATGCTCTTGAATTAGGGCGTCTTAAAACATGCGGTGATCTTTTGAGCAAAGGTTACAATTTTAAAAAATCATCAAAATATTATAAATTATGCGAAGATATCGAATTAACAAATCCAAGTAATACTTTAATTAATCATCAACATTCTTTGAACTCAAAAGCTTCTGTTTCTTCAAACGAACCTTAGAACTAAATATGGTTTTGTCCTTTTTACCTATAAGTTTCTTTAATCTAGATATGATTTGTTTAAAGACAGGCTTTAAAAGTTTTGTAAGCCAAGGAGTCAATGTTGCCGCTGTTGTTGCAACAATCGTTACTCCGAATGTAGTAGCTGCAACTGATCCTGAAGGTAAATATTTGTCAACTATATTTGTACTAGCCCATAATTCCACGCATTGACCATCAATAATTTCAAAACCGACTACTTTTTCTTTAGCTTCTGAATTACGTAAATCGCCAATTCTGTATTGTTGATTTTTTGCAGGGCAATCTATTTCTTCTACTGGTTTTGTTGTATCATCATTATTTTCTTTCAGCTTTGGAATATCTGGCGGCTTTACTTTTGTTAATTCTGGCGCTTCTGTTTTTGTATTTTGTTTTGGTGTAATTATTTTTGTATTTGGTGTGAAATCAGGCGCAAAATAAAATGGTGCTGTGTGATCGCAAAGAGCAACGTTGCCATCAGGATCGTTTGTGAAATGATCTTTTCCACCTGTCACAGAATCGCGTACAACAGCGCAAGGCGCATCGATGAGAGGAACACCCTTATCAATTGTTATTGGTATGTCTACGACTATCGGCGGGGCTATCTGTAAAGGTTCTGATAATTCAATACTTGGAATATTAATTTCTTTTATTTCCAAAATTTAGAATGGTAAAACGTTTCCTGTTTTATTTGGAAGTTTTGGAACTTCTGGAAGGTTAATATTACTGATTACTTCATTTATCATTTTTTGTTTAAAATCATCACTCGTTACCATCTTGTAACCATAAACGCCCGCGCCCAACATTGACGCACTGATAATAAAGCTTAAAATTGATAAGAGTTGAGAAATACGAGCCATGATTAAACTTGCCATAATTAAAGCCATGTCAGTGATGAGCATAGCTATATTATTTTTAATTATAGGTTTATCGCCCTTATATGTCACTATGAGCCTTATGACAAGGCAAATGCAACATAAGACTAATTAAGACCAAGGAATGCCAGTAGTTGTTGTCGGTGTTTTTGATTCTGTTATCTGTGCAGCAATAGATGTTTCTATACTTGTAACTTCATCAGTACCTAAAGCAGCTTTAACCCAAGCTACAGCATTATCTTTTGTTATATCTGCATAAGCAGTAAATGACCCACCATCAGCTTCAGCAAGTCCTACAGAACCATAAGAAGAACCAGTATGATCTCCATCTGAATCACTTGCAGTCCAGTGAACAGTAGTTACGACATTAGATAAACTTCCTACAGTTTTCGTTGCATCTAAAGAAACAACATTCCAAGTTACAGCCATAATAATTTTTTAAATACTTTGATTATATATTAAGTGTTTTCTTCTATTGAAACACCGTCAACTTTTTTTAGACCTTCAACCAGTTTTTGATTACCAATTATTTTAGTTGTCAGTTGATTTAACTGTTGTTGTTTTGCTTGAATGTCACTTTGAATCTGTTGTGCTTGTTGTATATCAGAATCAAGAATAGATTTTGTTTCTTCGTAGAGTTCCTGTGGGGTCATAAAAATTTGATATGTAAACGTATTATACTAAGCAGCTTCAAGAGCTTCAACCTTGCCTATAAGTTCCTGTACAGCAGCCACAAGTAAAGGAACAAGTTTGCTTTGATCTATTGTTTGTGGTTTTATTTCAGTTTCAGAAAATGTTTTTGCATCGCCAACCTGTTTTCCAGATGGGATAGTATCGCCTTCTTCATAAAAACTTAAAGGTTTCATAGCATCTTTTTCTCCTAATACTGCCTCTGGTACTGCTGTTACTTCATGTGCAAAGAACCCATCTACTGTAGTTGTAGGATCAACTTTAAAATTAAATCTATATGGTTTCAATGTTTTTAATCTTGTGATTCCATCAGATATTGCAACAGCATTTTCCTTTAATCTGTAATCTGAAGATGTGCTATAAGTAGTTGAACTTCCATTTGATTGTATTGAACCAGAACTACCGTCAAGTTGGTCTATAAAATCAATCATTATTGCAGCCGTTGAACCTGTTGCCCTGTCATGTTTAATAATTAAATTTGTTCTATCTTGAGTGTTGTTAAAGAAAAATCCAGCTACGTTGGCAGATGAACCACCATTCACGACACGAAGTTTTTCTCCTCCTAAAGCACCAGAACTTGAATTAATAGATAACATTCCAGTGGCTGATAATCTCATTTTTTCTGCATTATTAGTTGCAAATAAAAAAGGTACATTTTCTCGACTCCAGATACCAGCGTCATCTGTATCAGTAAATATTGTTAATCCATCACCACTTGTAGCACCTGTATCATCATTTGTTAGATGAATTTGACAGTCACTCCCTGAGTTTTCGTGAACATGCAGTGGCCCTCTTGCTGGAGTTGAAATACCTATACCAACACTTCCGTCTCTAGTGATAGCCATTCTTTCCTCTAAAGTTGTAGAACTCTGATTACAAGTTTTAAAAGTAATTTTTGTTGGGTGAGAAGAACCAGAATTATAATCCCCTTGAGCTATTCCAGATATGACAGCACCTAAACGGTTACCTGTGCAACCAAATATTATTTGTCCTAATGTACTTGCACTAGATGCTTGCTGACCTTGATGTAATTCAATAACAGCGGGGTTTGTTGTGTAGTTATTACTGTTCCCTTGTAGTACTAAACTTGTTTCTCTTGTTGATGAACTAATTCCAAAAAGCAACCGACCAGAACTATCAATTCTGAATCTTTCAGTAGTATTTGTTGTAAAAGTAAGTGCATTTTCAGAATGAATATATTCAATTTTCCCAATATCAGAATCATCTGGGTCGCCAAATGCAATTATTGATTTTGAATCACTTCTTGCAAGTATTCCAATACCAGCATTAGCATCTTTACTTACTAGCAAAGGTAAACTGGAACTTATTGTGCCGACTGTTTGTCCATCAGTACCAGCGACATGAAACAATGCTGATGGGGAATTTTCATTTATTCCAATCCGATCAGTTCCAGCGTTAAGATAAAATAAATTAACTTTTGAATCGCCTTCAATTCTAAAATCTACGTCTGCACCATCATCATTAATAACAACACCAGCAGATCCAAATTTTGCCCGTTCAACACCCCCAGCAGAAATATTACAAATATCAGCAGCAGAACTAAAAATACCTGTGTTTAAATCATCTCTAAAAGCTAATGCAGGGGTGCTTGCAGACCCATCTTCAAGCGTTAGCGTACCATCAAGTTGAAACAGTTCTATAAATGCATTGTTTGCTGCGTTCCTAATCTTCATTACATTATTTGTCGTATCAGCAAATAATTGGAAAGCGTAAGTTGTAGAAGGTGCGGAAGATCCAGAATTATTACTTGCTATCGCCTGCAAAACGCTATTGATGTCTGAACGGACATTCGCGCCTGTGGAATTATCGATCACATAGTCATGTTGTGGAGACATCTTAGTTATACCAATGGATTTAAGAGTTATTTAATTATATTTTTAAGAGTAAATTACAAGGATTAAGTAATGACAAATAAAAATAAATTAATATTTAAACTCATTTTACTTGTATTCTTTAAAAAATCCAAGTCAAACAGCATTTTTTAACTACCACGCCCAAAGCCTGTAGCAGCATATTTAAAGTTTCTGTTAACATTACTTCCGTTTAAATCTTTTATATCTATATCAAAGCCACTGCCTGTAATATTTGACAAAGTAAAGAAATCACCCTGAGATTGATTTTCTATTGTTATTCCTATTGATGGCAAAACAGAATTGGCAGCGACACTTGTTCCTGACTGACCCGTAAAAAAGCTATCTGTAAAAGTTACAGATTTTGTAGAAGTACCGCTTGCTATAAATCCACCACTTGATGCGGCTGCATTACCAAGACTTGTTTCAGTTCTACTGTCTAGCTCTGCAAAATATCCAAGTTGGTCTATTTCTATTGATTGGGCTGGGTCAATCGATAATAAATCGCATTTAAATTTAAAACCTCTTCCAATATAAGTACCATTTACAAACTTTTGATAAGGTTCAAATTCTGCTGAATAAGTACAGTTTCCGCTTGTATTTAAAGAAGTTGCAGAGGTTAAAGTATAAGTGTTTGCATTTGGTACAGATTGAATAATATAGTCACCATCAACACCAGTTCCAGAGGTAAAATCAAGAGTTACAAGACTTCCGACACTGTAACCATGTGATGTTTTTGTGATTGTGATTATTGTGCCTGCACCTCCAGAACCATTATTTATTGTGTATCCATCAGCCGATACTGATAAATCAGGATCAGAGTCACTTGTGGCGACTGATAAGGTGGCGTTCACATTAAAGGCGGTCGCCCCGTCAAAATCTGTCCACGTATCAACATTTGCAGTTCTTTTATCAATTAAATCATTAGGTAGAAAACCTTGAGTTACAAAGTGTCTTCTTAGTTTTAAAGGTTGTTTTCCTCCAAGATCAAGAGTTGATTTAAAGAAGTATTGACCACCTGTTAAAAAATCAACATTACCAAGAAAATCAAAATCAGCAATTGCATCAAAATCTGTTACATCATCAAGTAGTGTTGTTGATCCTAAAACTAAACCATTAACTTCATCAGAGAAAAAACAATCATCCCTGACACCTTGAAAAGGTGGGCTGTCTAAATCTTCCCTATCTTCTAAAATTGTTAGTTTTGGAAAAACATCAGGTATAGTATTTATATTTTTTATTGATGCTGCATTTGCACTTAGTCGTCCTCCATCATCCCTAAATGCAAGAAGATAAGTTCCATTTACAATATTAGGCACAATTGATTCGCTAATATTTCCAGAAAGTTCAGGGATAACATCAATTGCATTTGTGAAAGTTGCACCTGTTGTAAGGTTTGAACTACGAATGACCACGTTTCCACCATGCACCACATCAACCGAAGTTGATTTATCAAAACGTAATCTTACAAACTGGTCTGACAAAGGTTCTATTTGTACATTCTGCACATCATCAGGTAAAGCCGTTTTTCCAACAGTTGTGAATGTTGTTGTTGCGGGTGTAATACTTGGCTTTCCTAATGCGTTGTAACTAAAGACTCTTACTTCATAACTTCCTTCTAAAGTTTCAAATATTGTGAAATCGGATCTTGTTACACGTTCAGAAATAAAGTTTTCATTTTTGAATCTATATTGAACCATATACTCAGTGACACCGCTGACAGGTTGCCATTGAATAAATAATTTACTTACAGCCCTATTATTTAAAACAACAATTTGTTCTGTTCCCTGCAAGTTACTGGGTGAATCCTTAATAGTAATTAAGGTTGTTATTGTTCTTGTTGGTAACGTTGCACCATCTTCTACAAAAGCATATTTATCTGGATTATGAGAAACCCCGACAATTTGATAATTTAATTGACTTACTTCTGTAACAGATATAACTCTAAAAATTTGTAGTTGTAGTGATGTATTTTCTATAACCCAAACGCTGTTTGCCTGCGGAACAGATGAAAAAGCTGAATCCACAGTTATGGTTGAATTTGTGACGTCACTTATTGTCTTTGTTTCCAAAGAGCCGTTAGATAAAATTACAGATAAAGTTGCAGAATCAGTTGTTGCTAAATCTGTATTATTTTCATCGTCAACTATAATCTGTGTTGTAGAAACTCCTGTTTTAATTCTTCCACCCCTGCGAACCCCTGCCCGCATTGGGTCTTGTATATTGATAACGGCGCCGGGTCTGACCAGTGTTCCCGCTTCAAGTGTTGTTGTAAAAGTTACAGTTTGCGCTTCATTGGATTGTGTATATAAAAACCACTTGCCAAGCCTTGAAGCCTGCCCCCTTGATGTCGTTGCAAATCCTCTTAAATTTTTGACAACTTGTCCATATTTAGCTTGTAAAGCTGTATCTTCAACAGTTTCATAATCAATCGTTTGAGTTTCATTGTCAAAATAAGCAACATTAACAACAGTATGTTTTGTTGATTTGCTTGTGTTGCTGTAAGTAAAACCTTCAGGCGTTACGTTTGATAAATTGAATAAATAAGAAGCGTCTGTTGGTTTATCGCACGAGATTGAAATAGAACCCGCTGAATAAAAAGGCATAACACGCATTACAGAACAAAGTTCATTTATTAAGTTGTATGCTTCTTTTCTAGTATTTATTACGACATTACAAGCAAATCTTGGTTCAGTAGCTCCTGTTCCTGATCCATCATCAACTTGCGCTGATGCGTATTGACTAGCTGCAAAAAAACTAAAAACGTCAAGTTGACTTTCTGCGATATGATCTCCAAATCCTTTTGAAGTAGTCAATAAATCATATAAAATCCACGCGGGGTCATTTGTCCAAGCCTTGTCAGCTTTAAAAGATCCATTAAATGTTCCAGAATATTCAAGTGAGCCGTCAGATCTTACAGTTGCATTATGAGGAATTTTTATTTTTGTTCCGCGTAGCCGGTACATCCGGCGGGGCTGTGTTGGGAAGGTTTCAGCGTCAAAGCGTAAAGCAACATGAGCCGAGTTTGCGTATGCTCTCTGTTCATTAATTATTTCTGTAAAAGATGACCATTGAAAGGCGTTAACATGAGTCGATTCTGTACTGTCTGCCGTTGTTCGATTTACTCTTATAGTGACAGGAAAAGAAGTAGAAGATTTTAAATTTATTTTGTAATCACGAAAATATGTACTTGCAGTTCTACCTTTTACAGTGTCAGATATAACAGTTGTAGTTGTTCCATCGTTTTCTATTGTTTGAATTGTAAGAGCTACTTCTGAACCATTGATATCGCCGTTATCTTCAAATTTTTGTAATTGTGGAAAACCTATTGTTACCCTGACAGCATTTATTGAAGTATTTGTAATTGATCTTGAAACAGGTGTGCTTTGAGTAACTACAACACCGACTGCATTTTCTGTTTCTATTTCAGAAATACCTTGAATTGCTGTTTGATCTGAAGTGCCGAATCTAGGTTCAAAAGTTATATTTTTAAAATTAAAATCTGTATCGCTTGGGCTAGTGCCTGCTGATTGTTGCAGAACTTGAGTTCCATTAAGAAAGACGTCTTTAAGGCTACTTTGGTTATATTCTGCCGAACCCTGTGAACCTGTAGCAGAAGGGAAACCTTCAATTTCGCCTTCGCCTAAAAGTTCAACAAGTGTTTGAAACTGTTTAGACGCAAGAACATCTTCAGGCAAATTTGGATCATTAATTAAACCTAATGCGTCAGCAAATTGTCCTATAGGAAATATCATTAATTTGCTCCCTCTACTTGAACAGTATCAATTCCAGAACTTATTACAACGGAACCTGTAAAAACTTCTCCATAAATAATAGGAACTGCAACGCCGGCAACACTTACATTAGAAATCCCAGAAAATCCAAACGATGCGGCGGCTTCAGGGTCATTCTGCGAAAAACTATCAGAAACATTTCCTGTAGGAACTGAAGGAGTTGGCGCAATCAATGAAGTAATACCACCAATAACAAGATCAGTCGCAAAAGCTGTTGCAATAGAACCGACAACAGGGATTGCACTTATAGCCCCCGCCGCTGCTATTGCCGCGCCACCGATAGCTGTTGCGGCTCCAACGGCTGCACTTGCCACCGCTGCCCCTGCACTAAATACAGAACCAACGACAGCCCCGACAGCAGGCAAGGAACCAGAAGCCATCGGAATAATTTGAATATCTCCCTGTCCTTTCATGCCAATAAAATCAAGATCAACCTCTAAATTATTCATTTTTATTTTGTAAAATTGATCGGCCATATGTCTTTCAACTTCAGGAAAGTTTGCCAATAAAAAACGAACAGCTTCAGCAGGGCTAGAAACAGCCGCTTCAAAATATGGTTGTCCTAAAAATTTTCTTAATCTTCCATAAATTCTTATTTTTTTAAGCTGCATATCTGTAAACCCCTCTAAGCGCTTTTTGATATTTTAAATCAAATAATTCGCGGCAACTCAATCTTCTAATATTATGATTCAAAATCATATTATCACCTATATAAACAGCAACATGATCTAAATTTTTTGTGACAGTTTCAAATAATAAAACATCACCTATTTGTATATCGTCAAAATTATCTTGTTTTACAAAGCCTGTTATCGGTAAACCACGTTCAAATAATGGATCATTTAAAAAATCTTTTATTTTTTTTGGTCTTTCCCAAGTTTTCAAATCAATATTTTTTGTTTCTTTGTACCAATCGTGAATAATTGACCAACAATCATAAACGCCCCAAATAAAACTACGACCAATCAAAGAGGGTGCTTTATATCCACTCGGTTCAAAATTATGCCATTCTTTATTTTCTACGCTGTATATATACCAAGGCAAGCCAAGATGTTCACAGCTTGCTTTGTCATTATCTGAAGGATAACAAGAACCAACAGGGTGACTATGAACGATGCCAATAATTTCGCCTGTGTCTTCACATTCTGCCCAATCATCAGGGTCAATAACAAAATATTCAAATCCACTTTCTGAAATATTTTTACAAGGCCAATAAGTTTCTTTTCCTTTTATTATCGCCAAAAGGCCGCAAGATTCTTTCGGCATACATTGTTCAATGTGTTTAATAGCTTCATCTTTCCAAGTCATTGATTAACAAAAGTACCTACGCCGGGAAAATTTTTGCGCGTAACTTGACGCTTCGGCGCTCTTATATTCATTAAGTCTAAAGCGGAAACAAGTTCAAATTGTACAATGTCTCTATTTTCAACAATTTTACGATCAATAAAATAAATTTCTTGTGGAAGTTCTGCTGTTGTATCAGGTGTACCAAAAGGGTTTTGATTTGAAGGAAAATTAGCTGCGTCTAAAAATTGACTTAAGGTTCTGATGCGTACAAATTTTGCCCCCTGTAAGTCGTTGAATGGCGTTGTGGCGTTTACTGTTGCCATCAATGCCGTAATGGTTCCTAAAATATTAGAAACTGTTATGGTGGGTCGTGGTAAAGAGCCACGTCCAGAATATTCAAACCCTTCCGCTGATATTGGGAATTTTGTATAAGTGTTACCCTGCCAAATAATTGAAGCGTTGCTGTTCATCCCGACCCCAGAATGAAATCTTGTGACATCTGTTGAACCATGCAAAGCAGAAACTAAAGTCAATGTATAAAGTTCAATAATTGACTTATTAGATAATTTTTGAAGTTCTTCTGTAGGTAAAGCCATCAGGGTTCGAATACTTCTCTGAAGGTGCAATTTAATGTTGCCCTGTTATTGAATGGTATTGTTTTTGTCCATGATTGACAAACAAACTTGCCTGCGCCTGATAAAGTCACAGAAACGTTTCCGCTGTTTGTAGCGCTTGCGGCAGCCGTTACAGTGAATGTATTATCGTCCGCCGTTGTTGCAATAACAAAAGAACCATCAACAGCAGAACCAGAAGTATAATCAATTGTTACGACATCACCAATTGCAAGGCCATGATTTGAAATTGTTATTGTGACTGTTGTTCCTGACTGTGAATATGTGCCTGTTTTAACAAACCCTTCGCCGGGCGGTGTAAATGTAAAACTCTCCTGATCGTTGACGCGACTTCTTAAAAATCCTTCTATTACGTCAGATTGTTCTTCGGAAATATTAGCAAAAACAAGATCATAAACTTTTGGATCTTGTGTTAAAGGTAAACCAAAAAGCGCCCTGAACTCGTAACCATCGCCGAGGTTAGTTGTTCTGATTCGCGGTGCGCTTGTTTTTCTCATCCCATAACTAGGGCTGATTGAAGGGAAAGTTGCCATATTACCTTGTTAAAATACCTCCCGGCCTTTTTTCTTTGATGAGTTGAGCCTGAACAGCGGCACCGATAGCAGCGCCCAAAGCTTGCGCGTCTGCATTGTTTCCAGAAACAGAAGAGCCAGAAGCATCTACGTTTACTGTAACCATATTACTAACAGAACCCCCGCCGAGATTATCATTTGGAATTATAGTGCCTGCAACTTTAGGAACGAATAGTTCCGGCCCTCTTTCGCCCACAATTGAAGCTTTACCGACAGGCGGGCGACCACCATTAGCAAACAATCCGCCAATAATACCACCCAAGAAACCGCCTAAACCTTTTCCACCACTTTTCTTAAAATTATCTCCAAAACCACTTAATAATCTATCAAGTTGAGCATCAATAATTTTATCTCTAATTCTATTCAATACATTTGTCATTGCTTGCCCGAATGATTGTGCGCCTGTTATAGCTCCGCGTAAATTATCTTTAATACTAGTTTCTATTTCTTGGCCGATTGATTCAAATGCTTCTTGTAGTTTCTTGGCTTCATCTTTGCTTTTTTTAATTAAATCTAATTTTTCTTTTAAACCATTTGTAATTTTTAATTGTGTGATTATTTCTGCGGCATCTTTAGCTTCAAAATCTTTTTTAATCTGCAAAATTTGTTGTTCTAAATTTACTTCTTCTTCTGTTTTTCCATTAATTAATTCTTGAAGTTTAAATTGTTCTTTTAAATTATTAGTTATTAATTCATTAAATTTATCTTTTTTGTTTAACGATTGTCTTCTTTTCTCAACACCTATATTAATTTTCGCTTGTTTTATTTCTTCTTTTAAAGCTTTTATTTTTCTATCTCTACCTCTTTTTGCGTTGCCCATCGCTTTTGATGCTTCTACTTCTGCTAAAGCATTTTCTTTGGTTGCAAGGGTTTGATTAAGCAACTCTAAAGTAGATTCTTTTGCTGATTCTGTAATTCCTTTAATATTATTATCAAATTCTTTTGCAGCTTTTGCACTAGCTTCAGCAGCATTTTTATTGTCAATAAATTTTGCCGCTAATGTACCTAAAGCAATGACAACTAATCCAATACCTGTTTTTGCGAGTGCAAGTTTAAATGCTACGGCTGCCGCTGTTGCTTTTGCAAATCCACCAGTAGTTAATAAAGTCGCTGTTGTCGTTGCCGTCAGTTGACCCTTGGCAAAAGCGGCGGCAAGTTGCATGCCTATAAAATTAGTTTTTAATGCTATTATTTGTGCTGATAAAATTGGTACTACAATGCTTATTCCTTTTATTGCAGCAGTAGCAGCTAAAAGAGTTAAAGTCACCTGACCCGCACCAGAATTAACAAACTCTGTAGTTGCTTTTGTCAGATTTGTAATTGCTCTTATAACAGGCAAAATAGCAGGGGCTAAACGATCTCCAAAAGCTCTTGAAAGGTTTTCTGTTTCATTACTTAAATTTTTAAATACTTGCGTTGGATCATTTTTTAACAAAGCTGCTAATGATGCGCCCCCCTCTGTTTCAATTTTCTTTAATGCTCTTATAACAACGCCACTTGTAATTTTACCTTCACTACTAAATTTTTTAAGTTCGCCGACAGTTGTTCCAAGTTCATCTGCAACTGGTTTTAAAATTGTTGGTATTTGTTCTGAGATACTTCTAAATTCATCACCTTGTAACCTTCCAGAACCTAATGCCTGCGCTAATTGTCTAAAAGCATTAGAACTTTCTATCGCGGAGGCTCCCGCTAATTTAGCTGCCGTATTGAAACCGAAAAATGTTGTTTTAATATCTTCAACACCCACTCCTAAAGGTTGTAATCTTGCTGTTATATCTGTTATTCCTTCAAGTGCTTCTGTTGCACTTAATCCAAAGGCTCTTTGCGCTTGAGCCGCTAATTCTTGAGATCTTGCAAAAGTACCTGAAGCTTTTGTTAATAATCCTAATCTGACATTTAATTTTTCAAAATTTGCAGATGTACTTATAGCTTGCTTTGCTAAAACACCTATGCCAATCCCTGCAATAGCTGTTTTTAATTTATTAATGCCTGCGTTTGTTTGTTTAGTTTGATTCTGTACGCCTTTTAATGCGCTTGTGGCTTGCGTTGCATTTACAGTAAGTTTTACATTAGCCTGTGCCACAAATAAAAAAAGACTTTCTTATATCTTACCTTCTATTTGCTTTTTGACGATTAGATTCTATTTTTTCGTTTTCATATTTAACTTCATAGTATGCAGCCCAATATATAAGCTCTT